ATGATATATCCCTCCTTTTATTGTATCTGTTTAATATGTATTTTCTCATGGAATATAAAATTTACTCATTTATTTTAAACTGCACAAAAAGCACAAAATTTATATAGAATATACACTAACTATCAATTAACACAAAAAACACAAAACTTTTAAAAAGAATTTAGTGAGGTGTTTGTAGATGAAAGTTAAGGAGAAATCTAGGGGCGAGTTAGCTCTTGAGAAGTTGCAAAGGTCGTATAATAGGATTGAAGAGTTAGAAAAAAAGGATAAAAAACAACTGGAAAAAATAGACATAAAAAACACGTTAAAATCCTTAGTTAAAAGTAGTAAGAATAAAGGAATCAATGGAGATTATTCTTATTTTTCTTCTTTTTTAGGGGATATGCATACTGTTACTTCATCTTTCCCCTCGATATTTACAGTCCAAACTAGTTTATCGCCCCATTCTAGATTTAAGAATTGCATAACCTCTTTAGGAACGATTGTTCTTGTGGATTTCCCTTTTGTATCAGATTTGCCTAGTTTGCTTTCGTATTTCATAAGCATATCCACTCCTATGTGTTTTCATGTATTTAGTCTTTCTTTTTTCATGTATATAAACATTCATGATTATATGAATCAAATCATGCCAAATATATTTATATGATGACTTACAACTATCATACATGACAACCTACATGACAGTTGTTAAGAAGTTTTTGAGGTGTTTGTAGATGAAGGTAAACGAGAAGTCTAAGGGTGAATTAGCACTGGAGAAGTTGAAAAATTCCTTTTGCAGGATTGAAGAGTTGGAAGAGAAGAATAAAGAGGTTAATAAGAACAGGAGGGGTAAGTGAATGGTTTCTGGTAAACATGTGGCTCCATGGTTGAGTGAAGATGATTTCAAAGAATTAACAGATGAATTAAACCGTGAAGAATATCTGCGAAGGAGTAAGAGGAGGGAGGATAAATGATAGCCCTAACTTCCATTTTTCATTTTGCCTTACCAGCTGCACGAGAGGTGGATGTTTCAGGTGAAGAGTTGGATCTGGTTCAGGAGGGTGATTTGATTGCCAATACGAATACAGGTAAGGTTCACCGTGCAGGGTGCAGGGCCATCAATATGATGAAGCCTGAACATGTTTGGCATACGGATACAACTGAGGGTCTCAGCCTATGTGGTTGGTGTTACAAGAAATCTGATGTTGTGAGTGTTTTGGATCAGGTGACTATGGACGAATTCACAAGTAAATAGGTGATGTAGTTGATGCGGAAGTTGAATGTCTTGGATCTGAAGGCTCATCCGCTTAATAAACGCTTGTATGGTAAGGAAGAGCCGGATGTGGAGTTAATTGAAAGCATAAAAACACATGGTGTTCTTGTACCCTTAACGGTTTTACAGGATGGGACGATTATTAGTGGTCATCGCAGGTGGAGAGCTGCAATGGACATGAAAAATCCTCCTAAACTGCCCTGTAACATTGTGGGATATCCGGATAAGCTGGCTGAGGAGGAGGCGGTGATTGAGCATAACAGGCAGCGTCGTAAAACCTTCTCACAACTCATGAATGAATGCAAAGCCCTTGAGGAGATTTACAGGGAACGGGCAGATAAGAACCGATTATCATGTTTGAAGCAGTATCGTAAAACCCTTGAGAAAGAAGTTTGTGAACCTGTAGGTCGTGTGCGGGACCGTGTAGCAAGTCATGCAGAGATGTCTCCTCGTAAGTATGAGGAGGCTCGTAGGATCCTATCTGCTACTCAGAGTGAAGATCCCAAGGTCAAGAAGGTTGCAGTGGAACAGGTCCACAAATTAGACCAAAAGGAAACGAGTGTTCACAGGGCACATCAAGAGGTAAAGAAGAGTCAGGGCAAACCAGGCCGACCAACAGGTACAAAGGTTGAGGGTTTGGCTCAGGGAACAGTGAAACGCTTAGTTCAGACGAAGCTGGATTTCTTTGAAACTAATGTTAGTCAAGTGGGTGACAAAGCAGCTGAACTCTTAAAGCAGCATTTAGAGGGTGAAACTGAGCGGATAACTATTAAAGCGTATAAGGCTGCGGAGCGTGAGGGTCGTAAAACTATACGTGAATCGGATATTAGAAGGGCGTTGGAAATGCCCAGTAAAAGATAGAAATGGGGGAATTTTAGATGGATGAGATTGTTAAATTGGCATTATCAGAGGTTTTGAAGCATTATAAGGAAACAGATGATTTGGAACGTGCTGTGGAGGATATTGATAATATTCTTCACATACCACTGGGAGCTTCAGAGAATGTGGTATTTTGTCCTGCAGCATTACGTGGGGTGAATAAATTTTTAGAACCATGTAATTTTGTTAAAAATGGTGAGGAATGTCTTCACACAAAAAGGGAGGGATTCAAGGATGGGAGTTTTTAGATTCAACCCAGAAATGGGCCTATGCAGTCTTTTTCCCAGTAAAGGTCAGAAACTCCATGTCACACCTATTCAGGATCTTAAAAAATTCATGCCTGGAAATTTTGAGGACCTACCTTACCTAGACCACAAACTGAAGATCCAGGATCAGGTCCTGCTTTGTGTTGGTGGAGAATATTTTCAAATATGCTGTGTGAGGGGATAAGATGAGGGATACATGTTATGAATGCAAGCATCGTGGAACTGTGGTGAACAGTAGGCATAGTTCCTGTTGTCATCCTGAAGCTTTGAAGGTTGAACAGTCAGGGGAACTGCTTTTCATTTTAATGGAAGGCTATGTGAAGAATTCAAGAGTTAACCAGGTAACAAATATCAAAGTTGAAGCAGCTGAGCAGGGCATCAAAGGTGGATGGTTTATGTGGCCCTGGAACTTCGACCCACTATGGTTAATATCTTGTAGTGGATTTGAGGTGAAAGAATGAACTGTCCATTCTGTGGTGCTAAACTGGAATCTGCGCAACTGGGAACTATTCTGTTGTGGTTTTGTTCAAAGTGCAGATTCAATACTTACTAAGGAGTGGTTTTTCATGGTTAGTAAAATCCTAAAGGAGAAAGGGGAACGGATCCAGAGGCTCCGTGATGAGGGTAAAACCTACCGTGAAATAGGGAGAATAGTGGGTGTTTCACCTGCCAGTGCATGGAGAGTTCTATCAGGAGAGGTTCCTATGGAATCATATCCGAAGGACCCTAACAAGAGAAGAGGACCATTTCCAGTGTATCTGCGTAGATATATGGAGGATTCAAAGTGAACAGTTTATATCCACGTAAGAAACCTTTCTGGACGGTGGAGCGTCGTAGATTGTTGTTTATTATTCTTTTATTAATCTTTTTAACCATGGCCCTGAGCATCCTTGGAGCTATGGAACCGATTGAAATCTATAACATGGGGTGATTTATATGACTGAGTTTAAGGAATCAGAAGGATGGGAAGAGATAATGGCCAGTGATGCTGAAAGATGGTGTCCTGAAAAACCTGGAGATGAACTTGTAGGTTTATATGTTGATAAAAAGGAGGATGTTGGTAAAAACCATGCAAATGCCTATTTCATTACCAACATTATCCAAGGTGAAGAGAAAGAATGGATAGTCTTTGGAACAGAAGACCTCAACCGTAAATTTGAACACATACCCATCGGTTATGAAGTAGGAATTGTATTCCAAGGAAGTAAACCCAGCAAACCACCCAAAAAACCATTCAAAATCTTCAAAGTCTACAAAAGACCAGCACCAGGAACACAACCAATAGTGGAAAGAGTAACCGAAGACAAACCACAAATGTTCGCATCAGAAGAAGAAATGAAAACATGGCAATTAATCGAGGAAATTGCAGCAGACATTACCGTGGGACCTGTTGATAACAAGAGCATCCTCATGAGAGCGAATAGATGGGCACGTGAAGAAAGATTAGATCCAAAGGACTTTGATAGAATCAAAGCAGCCCTAGAGAAAAATCCTTTCAAGAACGAGGGTAGATAATATGTCTACCCTCAATCGTATCCAAAAAGGATTCACTTTATACCGAATGGGCAATGTGGATCTGATCTTCCAGGATGAAAATGAAATCCAATTCAATGTAAAATCAGGTAAAACAGAGTACCTCGTATCCATCAATGAAGACGGAATTAAGTGTAATGTATGTGAAGATTGGCATTACAGGTGGAAGCATGCAGCAAAAGTGGGTGGCAGCTTCCTCTGCAGCCATTGCTACGCCGCACTATTCAAATTAGGATACCTACGAGGAGTGGGAACACAAGCCACACTAGGAACCACAATAGAGGAGGCATTACAGGTTGGTAAATAAAAAATACAAAGGCATCTACATGAAAATCGACTACGACCTCTACAGAAAATCCAAAGTCATAATAAAAGACCGAACCAAAGACTACGAAGACTACCTACGCAGAAGAATCACAGTCAGTAACAGGGCAGAACTCCTCAAACTAGAAATAGAAGAACTCGACGAACGCAGAAAAGCACTCATGAAAGAATACGACACAGAACTAGAACTACAAGAACAAATCAACATAACCGATGATAAAACCGTGGATGAGGTAGCTGAAATTTGCATTAACATCATAGAAAACCTAGGATACATAGGATTAGACAAAATGGAAACAATAGCAGACCTCCATGAAGTAAGCCTGGCAGAACTCAAAAAAACAATACCCACGGAATACCATGAGAAATTTGTCAAATACCACACAGACCCACAACCAGAAATCTGTAATCAAGTGACAATTTAAAAAAATTTAAAAAAAGAAGGATAGGGGGAATTAACAGATTTTAAATGCAGTTTTTATTATTGCAATTATTAGATGTGCTGCTGCGAGTAGGACGTTAGCTATCGCTAACCCAGTTTCTAATTTCATAAATTCACCTCGTAATTTATCTTATTTAACCTAAAATTGGAGTATACTCGCGTTTTAAGAGAAATTCTCTACAATTATTCCCTTTTCCTCTTCTGATATATAAAAGAAAAACTAAAATTTTGAGGATACAACACGGTAAATTAGTAATACAAAAAAGGGTGTTAAAATGGAAATTCAGGAAAAACTCTTACAACCCAAAACAACATGGAATAAAATTGTTAAAAATGAGAAAACCCTGGAAAAATATGAAAAATTCTACCTAAAAAACGAAGCCCGACACGGAGAAGCCACAGCAAAAGAGATACTACAATCCCTAAAAGACAAAGGATGCTTACACACAGACTACAAACTAAACCCCAAACGCATCGGAAGAAAAATGGCAGAATATCCCTGGTTCAAACCCACTAAGAAATATGATAAAAGAACAAAACAGGACCGTATACACTGGAGATATATTAATATTTAAATGTTAATTTATAATGAAGTAATGATAAGTGGTGGATGATATGGCGTTATTAACAAATGGAATAAGACTTTATAAAGAGAATGATATTGTTGCTGGGAATTACTACTTAAATAAAGATGTAAAATATGAGTTTGGATTTATTGATCCAAATATTAGTGAAGAAGCATTCAAAGAAAAATTAAGTAAAATGGGAGAAAAATATGTTATTAATGAAATAAATAATCTGAAACGCTCTTTTTTTGTAGAAAAAACTGTTTTTACTCCCAAACCTAATGAAAAAGGAAATACTACTGAATTAGAATATCTGTTTAATAATATTATTGAGGAAATACAAGAAGATTATGATAACTGTTTTGTAAAAGTTGATAAACTTTTAAGAGATGATCCTGTCGATTAATATCCATTTTCTTCTCGTATTTTTATTTACTCTTTTTTATTCTATTTTTACTCATGAAGAGGATTTGTGAGTGGTGTGGTAAGCCTATAACTGTTTTGAGGCATGGTAATCAGCATTATCATAAGATAAATGATGATGGAATTGAATGCTATAAGGAACACCGGAGAGAAGTAATCCGGGAAGCTCGGTCTAAGAATTACAGAAAAAACAGGGAAAGAGAAAACTTGAAAAGTACAGGTTCGGGTTATCTTAGAGAGCATCGTAAACAAGATTTTACTAGTGAATACGAAACGATACAAAAAGAATTGAACCGTCTTGGTATTAGAAAAATAGTGTTTACAGGTAATAGTGAAGAGGAGTTAATCCAACCTCTTCGAAACTAGACCCCTTTTATAAAACCAAATCGGAGACGACCTCCCTATGGAGTTAATATCTGTGGATGTCCTCACCCCGGGCATCCACCTCCTTACTAAAAAAGTTTACAAGTATCAATGGGATGAAGAATGGATAAAAACCGTCAAAGCTGGTTACTGTCCTGATTGTAAGAAACCATTCATTCACCGAGCTATTACCTGGACTTGCCCACGCTGTGGACTTTATCTAAAAGGTGCTATAGGTGCTTTATCTTATACGTTAAAGGAATTGACAAAGGAAGATCCTAAAGTTGAACGTGAGGATAAGTGTCCTGAATGTGGGTCCACAGTTTTTGAGCATGATTTTAAGCATGATGAAACTATCTGCAGAGGTTGTGGACTTGTATTGGAGGGACCTCCAGGATTCATTCCAGAGAATATCAAATTAAATTATCCTTTTGGTTATAATTTTGACGCTGAAGTAGTGTTCAGCTTTAGAAAGAGTGGAACACGTGTTATTGGATTTTATTATACTCCCACATATTCTAGGGATCCTCAGCAATTCACAACTTATATTAAAAAATAATTTTTATTGGTCCTGTACTGTAAAAATGAAGGAAATCATATCATCTTCTCTATGCCATATGAGTAAAACTTCCATCAGAAATTGTTGTATATCACCAAACTTGAAATGGGACTTCTTTTTTTTACAGTATGGGACCTTTAAAACCATAAATTCACGTTAATCAGATCACAGTATTTGATTAGAAAAAAATGTGGGCTGAACCTTTCGAACACCTAATGGTAAGGATCTCATGAAGTTTGAAGCATGAACTTTACCTTCCCATATTTTTTTTAAAAGAACCTAATTTTTTTAGTTAAATCCTATTTTCTCACAATTTAAACCTTATTAAACAAAAAAAATGGAGATGAAAGTGTATGGACGTAAAAGTACAGATAGAAATAGTGGCCATAGTTGGAATAATAAGTGCAGTAGCATTATACCAAGGACAGGCAGAACTTGCAACAGCAGGAGTTGGTGGACTTATAGGTTTCCTTGGTGCAAACCAACTAAAAGAAACAGCATAAAAAGGAGGAGTTAACCTATGGCTCCTCGACTCAAAGACGAACCCGGAAATTATACACAGAACAGTCATTACACTGGAACAGAACATATTTGTATTCATGAGAAACGTTGGGATTCATTTTTTTCATGGAAAGAAAAAGTCATTGATTTCATGGCAGAAAAAAGAACTACAAACGGCAACCTCAAACTAGAAGATAGTAAACTAGAAAAAAGACTCACAGGACTAGAAAACAGATTATGGTACATCATAGCAGGACTACTAATAACCTTCGTAACAGTACTCATAAAATAAAAAAAATAAGAATTATAATTTAATGTTTTGTTTTATCAACTAGAACATACTTAGTTCCAGATTTACGTCCTGGTGGAAGGGGTTTACCTTTAACTGCAGTTATTTCTCGACTTTCTCCAACCACCTTATATTGTCCAGATTCTGGAGCAGGTGTTCCTGGATTCATTTTTTTATTTTGTTTGGCTATGTTTTCACCTCCTTTTGTAATTAATAATAAATGATCCGCCATATTTTATTAAATATTTTCCATTTTACCATAACACTACACAATTCACTAATTTTTCACTAAATTTTCAAAAAGTGATCACTAAATGACTACCAAAAACACTCTTTCTCAGGATATTGCTGAGAAGATAGAAAATGATATGGTCCGAGGATACCGTGATGATGACGGTGAAAAGGTATATCCAACCCTTAAAGATGCTTCAGAGCATTATAATGTTAGTTATGATAGTTTAAAGCAAAAAGCGAGAAAATGGAATTGGAAGCAAAGAAGGGAAGATTACAAGCGGAAGGTGTCACGGAAGGTTGCTGCTAAAAAGAAAGATGAGGAAATTAGTGATCTTGAAGCTGAAGATATCATAGTTGAAGACATTAAGTTCAACAGAGCAGCTAACCTGTTGCGTCGTGCTGCTACTAATGAGATTCAGAAGATTTTTGATGGTGATCAGATTCTTAAGGTTTTGGATGATGGGACTGTTATTAAGGGTGTTAAGAGTGCTGGTTATCAGCTTATGAATTTGGGTAAGGCTTTGGAGTCTGCTCAGAAGGTGAGTAAGTTAGCAGCTGGTGAGCCTTCTGAGATTACTAAGAATAATAGTGATGTTCGTGTTGATGGTGTTGAGGGTTCTATACTGGATCTTAATCTGATGAATAAAGAATTGGAATTTGCTAAAAAGCTTATTGAAAAGAGAAAAGGATAGAATAGGGGTTTGTTAGATGTGGAACATGGCATCTTAGGACTCCCTCGATGGTCAATATTGATTAATGAGGGACATTGGCAACCACGAAATTTTGATATTTTAATTATTGAATTTTTAAATTATGCTCTTCAGGGTAGAGTTAGTAAAATCCTCCTGGGTGTTCCTTCCAGGCATGGAAAAAGTACCTTGGTGAGTAAAAACTTTGCATCTTACTTTCTAGCTCATTTTCCTGATGACAATATAATATTGTCAAGTTACAGTCAACAACTTGCCAGTGAATTTGGCAGGCAAGTTAAAGACATAATTAACATGTATGGACATTTAAGCCCATATAATGTCCGATTAGCTGATGATAGTAAAGCAAATAATCGTTTTAATATTCAAAAACCGTACCGTGGCCGGATGCTCAGTGTTGGAGCTGCAGGTAGTATTCTTGGTTTTGGTGCAGGTTTGTTCATTATTGATGATCCGATTAAAAGCGTTGCTGAGGCTGAAAGTAAAACTTTACAAAGAAAATTACGTGAATGGATTGGTGGAACAGCTAAAACACGTTTAGAGAAACGGACTAATGGTCTGCCACCGATCATGATTGTTATTGCACAACGTTTACACTTAAAAGACCTTCATGGTATTATCAAAGAAACTGAACCCATTATATCTGCTAAAGAAGCCCTTCAAATCCTCCGAAATGGAGGTAGTATAGATCCTAATGTATGGGTGGATCTTAATTTACCTGCAATCTGTGAAGACCCTGAACAGGACCTGTTAGGTCGTGAGGTTGGAGATGTATTATGGCCTGAACAACGAAGCTATGACTGGCTTATGGCTGAGAAAAAGGCAATGGGTTCTTATTTATTCAATGCTATTTATCAGGGAAATCCAACTGAAAGAGATGGAGATATCTTCAAACGTGAATGGTTTGAAGATCCCATCACCCGTAAACTTACTTGCACTATTCCATTATCTAAACTTCCAAAAGACTTACCAACGCTACGTTACTGGGACTTTGGAGCTAGTGGAGATGCAGGTGATGGTACAAGTGGCTTGCTTTCATCATGGGATGGTAATATTCTCTATTTTTTAGACTTAACCCATGGTAAATACACAAGTTCCAAACTTCTTAGAACATTTCCCCGCATAGCTCACAAAGATGGCCAGAGAACTGTGATAAGAGTTGAACAGGAACCTGGAAGTGGTTCTAAAATTTTAATAGACAAATTCAGACGGGATAAAGAATTAAAAGGTTACTCAATTCGTTCTGATAAAGTGAACAAAAGTAAAAAGGTTAGGGCATTTGATCTGGAAGGTTTAGCTGAAGATGGACGTATTAAGATGGTTAAAGCTCAATGGAATGAAAAAATTGTTGATCAGTTAGTTGCCTTTACAGGTGAAGAAGGTGGAGAAGATGATATTGTTGATACTTGTACAGGAACAGCTAGGTACTGGTTACGACCTAAAAGGAGAATAATCGCATGAGTAGTAAAGAACCTGATGCTTTTATAGTGAAGATGGATGACAGATGGGATATTGTCAATAAAGATGTCCTTGACAGATATGTCATTAAATCTGCTCCGGGTGAAGGTGAAAGTAAACAGATTAAAGATGATGGTTGGGATTATGAAAATCTTCACGAGCCTCTTTATAATCCTGAACAACTTACAGATTTGCTGGAACGAAATACTTATCATGCTCAGTGCTGTGATGTGGTGGCCCGGGAGTCGGGTGGTCTTGGTTTTAGTATTAAACCTGTGAGTGAAGAGGAAGATGTTGATGATGAACATAAACAGGTTTTAACTAATTTTTTCAAAGGTTTCAAAGTTAATGATGTACTGTATCGGCGTCAGTATGATAGGAGAAGTATAGGTTATGGTGCTATTGAAATAATCCGGGAAGGAGGATATAAGACCAAATTAACAAGTTTAGACCATATTCCTAGCCAAACACTCAGAAGACATAAGGATGGTATAAGGGTTCAGCAAAAGGTGGGAAATAAAGAGGTCTGGTTTGTATTATATGGCTCAAATAAAGATCACAAGGGAAATATTCTTTTTGATGTGAACTGTAACACTGGAGACAAAGAACCTGCAAATTCATTACCAGTTGAAAAATTAGCTAATGAAATTCTCTGGACTCTTGACTACACCCCAAAATCTCACTTCTATGGAATGCCCAAAGTAATCCCAGCCATAGGGGCCATATATGGGGACATTAGTCGTAGAGATTATAATAGTTCATTCTTCCGAAACTACGGTATGCCTGCATTTGCCGTGACAGTAGTGGGAGATTTTAAAGATTATGATAAACGTCCTGGAGAGGAGGGTTATGATGAAACCAAAACCCTTCGATACAAAATATCTCAACAATTGAAAGAAGTCATCAAGAACCCTCACAGTGCGGTTACAATTTTAATACCTTCAGAAGGTGAGGAAGGTAATGTTGAGGTTAAGATTCAGCCACTTAGCATTGAGACTAAAGAGGCTAGTTTCAGGCTTTACCGTAAAGATAACCGGGATGAAGTGTTAGCAACTCATCGAGTACCTGCTTATCGGTTGGGTATAAATAAAACAGGATCGTTGGGTGGCTCTAACAGTGCAGATGCAGATAAGATATACAAAACTAGTGTACTTGAACCCCTTCAAAGTGATGATGAGTATGATATGAACTGGCTTATCAGGGAAGAGTTTGGATTTACAGACTGCAAATTTCAACTTAAAGAAATTGATATAGTTGATTTTGCAGGTGAGGTTACTATTGCTGAAAAAATGTTCAATATGGCTAGTATGACTCCTAGACAGTTAATTCAATACTTTGGGGAACGTTTTGGTCTTAAAGATGATCCTGATAATATTTATCTTGATGAATATTATCTGAATGGCCAGCCCTTGGATCTTGTTTGGAATCCTTCTACCAGTGTGGATCCACCTGGAACCTCTACAGTTTTGGATGGTTTGGAAGGTTCAATACTTGATGGTATGGGGGGATCCAATGCTAGCAGTGAAAACACAGTTGCAGCAGTCAAAGCAGCTTTTAAACGTCTTAAAACAAAATTATGATGATCGTTTAGCTGCTGAAACACAACTCTCTAATGAATTATCCTCACTTTTCCTTGTCACTGAAAAACAAATCCTTAAAAATTTACAATCTTATGATGAGATACCTACTGATTTTTATTCTATTATATCACCATTGGATGATTTACGGGTTGTTTACAGTCAACTAATAGCACAAACCAATGAGAAACATTTCATACAGGGCTATGGTAGAAATGCAACATTGATTAGATTATTGGAGGCGGAATTTAATCTGAATATTGCAACCAAAGCCCTGAATATTGACCGTGGAAATGATTTCTTTGGTATTGATGAGGCAACCCGTGAAAACATCAAGAATAAATCTTTCATAGCATCACAGGGAGTGATGGACCGTGTTAACCAGAACATATCCAAAAACCTTGCTCAGAGTTACAATGATGGTGTGGGTATTGATAATGCTGCCCGGAGTCTGCAAAAGGAATTTAGCAAACTTAGTGGATATGAAGCAACACGTATAGCAAGGACAGAGATTAACAGTGCACAGAATGAAGGAGCTTTCCAAGCTTACTATGACTTTGATATCAATTATCATCAATGGTGGACTGGTCAGGATGCACGGGTCCGTGATAGTCACCGGGCCATCCATGGTCAGATCACCAAGGTAGGATCACAATTCAGCAATGGTCTCACAAGGCCTGGTGACCGTAGTGGTCCTAAGAAGGAATGGATCCACTGTAGATGTACCACTGTACCTTACTTGATGCCATTGGGTACGATGGCCCCTCCAGGTGAAACTACCTTCTTTGAGGGTGATTTGATTCCCATTCCGGGATTTGACCAGGAAAGTATTTTGTATAATGTTGATGATTCTGATAGAGAAATTATTAAGAGTAATATTAGAAGAACACGAGAATTAAGAACGGAATTAGGTCGTAAAAGATATGTTGGTGTGAGTTACAGGCATGGTGACGGTGCAAACAACACAATCACAATATTTAATACAATAAGGGATAAGAAGCCTTTTGTAAGTCATGATGACGTTTATAAAGGTTACAGTAATCTACCCTCAAAATTAAAAGACTCAGTTAAAAGTATTTTCATAGAAGATCAGACAATCCAAAGAGGTGGAGGATATGCAACAGGGTTCACTATCCCTGGACGAGATTGGATGTGTTTATTACCTCCAACTGGCCAAAACCCTGCATTATATATTAAAACTAAAACTATTCCTCATGAAGCTGCACACATACTTGACAGTTCAACTCATCTGTACAAATATTCATCAAGTACTGAATACTTAAATGCAGTTAGAGCAGATAATTTACTAAATGGAGAGAGATGGCCTTCATCTTATGCGAAAACATCATTTTATAATCGAGCGGTAACAAGCCCCAAATCGGCTTTTAGTGATGATTTCGCAGAATCTGTACGTTTATATTTAGTGCCTGAAACCCAGAAAGGAATAACTTTTAGAAGACAGTTTCCTAATCGTACAGATTTCCTCAGTAGGTTATTAGGAGTTTAAAAATGATAACAATGCCTGGAAATGTTGAGCAAGAAACTATTATCTTAGATAATGGTAATAAGCAAGTTATAACTTATTTAACTGAAAATGGAGATTTGGAAGAGAAATATGATTTAGATGCTTTTAACATGCTTATACAAACCTATGATTCTAATGGTGTTCTCGTAAATGAAGAATTAAAAGAAAATCCTTACCGTGGCAAATATGAAGAATCAGAGCATTGGAAAGAATTTGACGAAACTGTTAAAAAAACATTAGAAGATGATGAAAAACAGGGCACAAATACATTATAAATTAATTTTTACTATTCTCTTTTTATTAAACTCATTTCTGTTTTAGACATTTAGCTTTAGCTTTAAACCATTTTTATAGGAGGTGATGTCCTCTGAATTTTTCATTACTTTATCTCATCTTAGCTTTAGCTTTCTTAATCCTTTTCTTAGATTTAGTTATCATACCATTTTTTAAAGGATTTAAAGAAGGTATTGAACGTTATAGAATTAAAAAGGAATTAATCAAAATCTTTGAAGAATAATAAAACTAATTTTTTTGGAGGTGAATTTTTATGGGAATATCTAATTCTAAATCAAGTGTTTTAGCAGTTGAAAAAGCAAAAGACCATGTCATGTTCACAGGAACCGCCCTCATCCCAGGAGAACCAGACTGTGACGCTTCAAATGGTGAAGAAATACTCACTGCAGAAAAGGTTGCAAAAATAGCACATGAATTCATGAATTACCGTATAATCGACAAAGAACACGAATTCCTTGTAACTAAGAAAAACGTGGGAGATCCAGTGGAATCATATCTACTTGATGCCCCCAAAGTGATGAAAAACATCAAAGGTGAAGAACGTGAATATCCTGCAGGAACCTGGGTGGTAAAGAGTAAAATAACTGACCCTGAAATGATGGAAGCAGCATTAAAAGGTGAAATAGCTTATTCAGTTTCAGTTTTATCAAAAGGAGATGCTGATAAGGTTATGGCATCCCTGAAAAGCCGTGTTTTAATCAAGGATATTAATAATCCTGTTGGTTTCACATTGACCTTGACAAAAAATCCTTGTGTGGATAATTCATGCAGTATTAAGAGTAATCCTAATTTTGTAGGTAAAGAGGGCAGAGTGATTTCAAAACAATCTAAAAATAAGATTCAAGAAGCTATAAATCTTTTAACAAACTTTATAAACCCAAAATTAGAAACTGGAGGCGGTAATGTGACTAAAGAAAAAGAAAATGAAACTAAGGAATATGTTGAAAAATCCGACATTGGAGAAATTGTTGACAATGCTGTTGAGAAAGCTATGAAAGCCCAGAAAGAATCTTCCTCAGGAGGAGGTCCAACAAAATGTTCTAACTGTGGTGCGGTAGTTAAAACAGCGGATAAATATTGTAGCAGCTGTGGAACCAAACTCACCAGTTCAAGTAAAAAATCAAAAGAAGAGGAAGATGAAGAGGAAACTCCTGGAAGTAAAGGAGCATCTAAATCTCTAAAACCCAATGGTGAGGACAAACCTACTCCTGCGGTTAAATCTTTTGAAGAAGAATTAGGCCGTGACCTTTACGGCTGCAAAATGTAGAAAATTTGGAGGTAAATAAAATGACAGCGGATAATACAAACATGTTAAATCAGCTTTCAGCTGCATTTAAAGATATAACAACAACAGATAAGCTTGGTGCAAGCATATTGCAGCCTGCATATTACAACAAATATGTTCTTGCTGCTACTCGTGACAAAACAATACTCTCCGAGGCCCGACTAATTAAAATGACTGCCCAGGTCCAGAATATTGACAGGGTAGGATTCAGTGGTAGAATACTTGAAAAAGCAGTTGAAAATACAGAAGGAACCACCAAGACTCCTGACTTTGCACAGGAACAGTTAAAAGCTGAAGAATTCATTGCCACAGTAGGAATAACTGATAAATCACTGCGAAGAAATGTAGAAGGTACTTCTTTTAATACTACTCTTGTTTCAATGATGGGTCAGCAGGCCGGTGAAGACTGGGAGTCCCTTGCAGTAGGTGGGGACAAAGATAAATACACTACAGGTAGTTTACTCAAAAGCCAGGACGGTTGGATTAAAAAATCAACCAATAAAATCTACGGAACCGGAACAGGTAAAGCATTTGATAAAGCAGGAACTGTTACTGACATGATGAAAGTGATGTTAAAATCATATCCACGGAATTACCTGAAAAACCGTTCAAATCTCAGATTTTACCTGAACAGTGATCAGTTTGATACCTACATTGATGAAGTTGGTGAAAGACCCACTGTTGCAGGTGATGATGCTATCAGCAACAACGTAGCAAGACCATACAAAGGAGTGCCTGTTCGTGAAGCATCAGTCTTGAATGACAGTGAAATATTAGACACTACAAATGGGTATGGTAATGTTTCTATGTTACAAGACATTAGGAACCTTGTATTTGGTATATTTTACAACGTTACCATTGAGCCTGACAGGATCCCAAAACTGCGCAGAACTGATTATGTCTTAACCCAGGAAACTGACCAGGGCTATGAGAACCCTGCTGTGAATGTGGTTGCACTCTCAGACCAGACGAAACCAGTATAACTGGTCCATAGAATTTCTATCTTTTTGTGGAGGTAATAAGAAATGTTAGGTATAATTAACGCAATTAAAGAACAAACTCAGCAGATGAAAGCAAACAGTCTTTCAGTATCCACCCTTGGAATAGTGGATATTGTAGTATCAAACATCACAGCAACAGCAAGCACAGACCTAAAACTCATAGGAGTGACTGGTAAAGACATCATCGCAAAGCTCACAGATGCTGCAGGTGCAAGGAAGTTTCTCATAAAAGACAGTGGGGATGTCACAGTTGCAAGTATAGATAGTGATGGAGTAATCACAGGATCTAAAATAGTTGGTCCTGTACCTTATGCACATGCAACTACAGGAGCTGCACCAACCAGTGCACAACTAGTAAGTGCATTTGGAGCAGCTGCAACAGTAGGTGCAGGGTTCCGTGGAGTATTTAAGGATGACACAGCAAGTACAGGTAAAACTTATCTTGTTATCTGTGATGGTGCAGCATATCACACCATACAAGCAACAGCCGCAGAAGCAACAGCCGCAGAAGCAACAGCCGCAGATTAAACACTTTTTTTATATTATTTTTTGGAGGGGTATTTTTGGCATATTGCACCGCTGAGGAAGTAATAGGATTAACCGGTGTTAACCCTAAGAAGCTAAAACTGGATGGAGATGACAATGAAGGTCTTAACACTTTACTCACTAAATGGATTTACCAAGCTGAAAGTCTAATTGACAGCTATTGTCATACTTCATGGACAGATGATGTCCCTGGAGCTGTGAGTAATGTTTGTTTAAGATTGGTGGCTAATATGGTTGCCCTGGCCGTGGCAAGACGTGAAACCGCCCTGGTAAAAGTCAATGATTGGACTATCAAAATCAGTGATGATAATGTATTCAATGATTCACTTAAAGCAGATTTAAATCCTTTTGTTGTTGACAAATCCACCAAATCAGATAATGTTGATTTTTCAGCAGTTACCGGAGCTGACTTATACAATGTCTAATTTGGGAGTGACAGTTAAACTGGATAAAAGTCCTGCGAAGGACATGGAACAGATCATTAGACGAACCATGGGATTAACCCAACTGGAACTACTTGGAAACCTCAAAAAAAACAGTCCAGTTGATCATGGAAAGCTGCAAGGGTCATGGTTTCCTGTTTCCAGTAATCAAACATTTACAAGGGGAATAAGGAGTAGTTCCCGCTATGTAAACTGGGTTAATGATGGTACTGGAATATATGGGCCACGTGGCCAGTTAATACGGCCGAAAACTGCTCGACTACTTGGACCTTTCAAATACAAGGGTAGAATGATTGCAGTACCATGGATTCGTGGTATAAAACCCCGGAAATTCGTTGAAAAAAGCATAAGACAAACAAAGAGAAGAGTGCCGGAATTCACAATACGAGCTGTGATGGAAACACAGGGAGGATGAACAATAATGGCCCAAGGAATAGTCAAAGGATTAGATGCTGTTTCAAGAACCGTTCCCAACTACATAAAATATGAAATTAAACCTGGAGGAATATTAGAAGATGTTAAACACATTATCGTAGGACCTAAGAGTGATGTTGGTGTTGACACTCCCCTTGTTTGGATTGTTGAGCACCCTACAATACCACAACCAGGTTCAAAAGCAAATTTAAGTAGAACAAATTATCTACAAACCTCTTTTGAGTTTGTTTGTGTTGAATATGATAAGGATCCAGAGATCGCAACAGAAAAAGCTAAAAACCTTGCAACCCGTGTGGGTGCATGTATAATAACTCATTTTAACATTTTAAAGGAAAACCCAAACGATCCTAACCGTATCTTTCAATTCGTGAACTTCAACGAATTGATTCCTGACGGAGAGGTAAACGTAGAGGGAAATAACGAATCAGTTCCAGTTGCATCAATAATTTTTGACTTTATTTATCCAATAAGTTGGCTGGAATGCAAAAAATAGGAGGTAAAACTCATGGCAAATCGAGTATTAGGATTAAAAGAAGAAACCACATACGGTGTAGCCTCGGACACCGTACCAGATTGGCATCAAGAAGTAAGCAAAGCCAAAGCCACACCAAACACTAAACCAATGATTTACTCCGGAGGTTCAAGAAGTGTTAAAAAGGCAAAAGCAGGAGTAATGAAACCTGAAGCCAGTTATGATATGAAATGTGACCTCAAGAGGATAGGACATTATATGAAAGCATTTCTAGGAAACTATGTCTTCACAGCAGGCGGAAACAACACAAACATACACGAATTCTGGGGAGGTGAAAACACCGAACTACCGAGTTTCACAGGATGGAGTACCTTTGACATAGTGATGAAAAAACTTGTTGGAATGCTCTGCGATAGTCTAAAACTCGAAGTTGGCGACGAGTTCATGGATGGATCTGTCGAGTGGAAATACCAGAATGAAACAAGAATCCTAGAAGTTCCGGAACCTGCAGATCAAAAAATGATCCCTGATGACACACTCATAGCATTCTATGACATAGCCATACTCTTAGATAGTGCAGCACCTCCAGGAATTGTGAGTAAATTCAGTTTTGAAGGCAAAAACAACTTAAATGTTGATAAAACAATCGGATTGGGTAGTCGTAAGCCTCAAAAAAAGGCAAAAGGACAGAAAAGAGAGGTCACACTTAGTATTGAATCAACACTTGTCCAGGAAACTCTTGATCTGATTGCAAAGGCTGAATATGGGGAGGTTGCAGATTCTCCAAGTGACTGTAAACTCTATAAATTACCATTAAAAATTACAATACACTTTTGTGAGGATGGAACTGACACTATGGAAATATTATTCCCCGAATGTATTTTCAGCGTGGACTATGAGGCTAGTGATGCGGATGAAATAGATGTGAAATTTGAACTTCAAACCATGGCAACAAAGAAAGTCACACTTGCAGATGGCACTACAGAAGTTGTCACAGATATGTATGTAAAACTTCAGAATAACCAGCCTAAAATCCAACCAGGAGTGCCAGGAACTGCTACGGTAAACTTCACAGTACAGAGTGATGATACAACACCAGTTCCACTTGCAGGGGCAACAGTCACAATTACTAACAGAATTACAGATGCAGAATTAAGTAGTTCAGCAACAAGTGCATCTGGAGCTTGTTCTATTGCAACAGTACCACTCGGAAGTTATAATGTTGAAGTCAAGAGTTCTGAAAATGCGGTGTTAAATATAACACCTTTAATTGTGTCTGTGAATGAAACACCTGAAACATTTGTAATAACAGTAAAAGACTGAATAAATGAGGAGATAACATGGTTTTAAGTAAAGAAGACATACTACGTGGAGTAAATGACCCTGAACTGGTAAAAATAGAAGCTTTAAGTGGAGAAATTCCCCTCCGTCCACTTTCTAAGAATGAATGGCATAAAATTGAGAAGATCGAAGCTAAAGCCTATGGTAAATTTGAGGCTAATGAGGAAGCAATACGAGCAGCACAGAAGGGTAAAAGACAGCAGAAAGGCAAATCAAAGATGAACACAAAGGGCATAATTGACCTTGAAAAACAGACAAAAGCAGAATTTGAAGGAAAAACACAAGCACTATACTTTTCAATGAACAACAATCACCAAGAAGCCAGCGAATGGACAAAAGAAGAAATACAACAACTTAAATCAGATGCTTTTGATGAAATATTCACAGCTGTTCAAAAACTCTCAGGTGTTGACATAGAAGATGATGATCTGAAAAAAGAATTGGATTCCTTTCCTGAAGACTGATGAAGCTGCTGAAATAATATGGCTTGATTACTGTGGGTACCATTTAACATTACGCCAAAATGATTTAACCCCTATTCAAGCCTATTTCATCTCAAAGGGCCGAATGGATCTACATAACGAGATGAATAAAACTGAATAACATACTAATTCTTTTTTTTATATTTTTAAATTTCATGGAGGTATAATAAAATGTCAGCACTCATGGAAATTATCATCAAAGCCATTGACAAATCTTCAGACGTTGCCAAAAAGGTTGAAAATAACCTCAAGGGTATGGGAGACAAGGCATCAAAAGCACTTGATAAAGCCTCACAATCAGGAGATAGATTCACAGGAGCAGTGGTAAAAGTAGGTCAAAGCGGAATATCTGCATATGCTCAATTATCTCAAAAACAGCAGAAGTATATCAACGGACTGAACAAAACACAGGGAATGCTCGACAGAATGGGGTTATCAGGTACTAAAATGGGTAATGCCGTCTTAAGAGGATATGATCTCATATTCAATGGAGCAAACAGAGTTAGATCAAGTGTGGAAAGTCTAAAACAGAAGATTGAAAGCACAACCGTCGGTAGTAAACTGATAACGGGGTTTAACTCCGTAAGTACCACTGTGTCCAATGTAGGTTCAAAGATAAAAACAGCCATTGGTACAGGGTTGGATTCAGCTAAAACCAAAGTTCAAAACCTCAACAATAGCATGGGCGAACTCGGAACCGCTGTGACAAGTGCCTTTGGTGCCCTGGGAATGGGAAGCATCTATGATGCCACCATTGGCTTGGGTATGGTCCGTGAACAAATGACCACACTCATGAGTGCCACGATGGGATCCGGTGCAGCTGCAAAAAGCTTTGTCAGCTACTTGGATCAGATGACAAACAATTCCCTTGTCAGCCTCAACGACCTGGGAAATGCAATGTCAAAGATAAAAATGAGCACAGGATTGACAAATGACCAGTTAAAACTCATAGCTCCAACCGTGAATGATATAGGTCAACGTGCCCTTTTAATGGGTAAAAGCACTGGTGAAGCTCAAGATCTCATGGTTGCATCATTCAGAGGATTGAACGGCGAATTTGACATGCTGAAAACCAATTTCGGTATAACAAAACAAAGCCTTGTTGATGCAGGATGGAGTGGAGCCGCAACAGATGTTGAAGGATACAACGCCGCATTACAGAAAGTTCTTGCCAAGGGAGGATCAATGGATGGAATGTTACAATCCACAACAGGACAGATCCAACTCGTCAAAAAAGGATTCAGCACAGCTGGTAGACAGATAGGTGAGGCTTTTTTACCTGCCATTAAGGTGATTTTAAGTTTCATGGTATCTCTTAAACAGACTAATCCTCTTGTTTTTAAATTAATGATTGTTGGAGCAGCTTTAATTTCAGCATTTGCCTTGTTATTACCTGTGATGGCTTCAATAATTGGTAGTTTCAAGTCATTCCTCATCTTCCTGGGCCTTGTTGAAGGAGGGGAAAATGCAACAACACTCGCAACAATACGAGATACTATTGCTAAAAAGGCAAGTGCGGTAGCATCTAAGGCGGCAGCAGTAGCAAACGGGGTTTTAACAGCTGCAAATACGGCTTATACTTTTGCTACAAGTGGTAGTGTTGGGGCCACGGTTGCTAGTACTGCTTCTAGGATAGCTCATGGAGTTGCTTCGGGTGCTGCTGCTGTAGCAACTGGGGTTTTAACAGCTGCACAATGGCTTTTAAATGCTGCTTTGAATGCAAATCCTATTGGAATTGTTATAATTGCTATTGTGGCTTTAGTTGCTATTCTTGCAGTGTTGTATAATAAGAATGAAACTGTACGTAATGCGATTAATGCCCTTTGGAATGGTTTAAAAGTTCTTGGTGGTTATATTGTAAGTGGTTTGATGGCTGCGTGGAATGCTGTTGGTGGTGCTCTTTCCTGGATATGGGGAATACTTGTAAAAGTTGGTTCTTTTATTGCAGGAACATTTATAGCAGCATGGGTAAGTATAAGAGATGCATTGTCCCCTATTACATCAGCCCTTGGTAATTTATGGACTGCACTTAATATGGTGTGGAGTGCGTTTTCTGGTGGTCAAGCTGCACAGGCAAATAGTACATTTAACCAAATTGGAAATGTTATTAATGTGTTATGGGCTGTGATTTCATCTGCATTACTCCCGGTCTTCCAAACCCTTTATGGTGTATTGGTTCAAGTTGCTACATTCATTGGGGGCTTTTTCAGTGCTGTTTGGACCACACTTAGTGGTTCAATCATGGCAGTAATTAACTATATTTCCCTGTTCATCAACAGCCTTGCACAGCTCCTTTCAGGTCAGATTACATTCAGCCAATTCGCAACTCAGATCTGGAATGGCTTTAAAACCATGCTGTTAAGTATTTTAATGTCTGTTATCTTAGGGGTGGGTTCTTGGGCTGCACAGTTACTCACAAAAGGTAAGAATGCAGCGGTTGGGTTTGTAACTGGAATCATATCATACATCGCAAGTTTACCCGGTCGTGTTTGGGCTTATCTCATGTACACATTACAGAGGATTCAGAACTTCGCTAACAGTGCACGTGAAAGAGCAAGATCCGCTGCAAGTCAGATGGTAAGTGCATTTGCAAGTTACCTCTCAAGCCTTCCAGGTAAGATGTATACGTGGGGTAAGAATGCTATTAACAGTTTCATAAATGCAGTGATAAACAGTATTCCTGGTTTGCGTAGTGCTTTAAACATGGTCAGTTCTTTATTCCCTCACAGCCCTCCAAAGGAAGGGCCTTTATCTACCATCAAGCCTGAAAATATTTACAGTTGGGGTTCAACATTAGGGGATGCACTCACAAGTGGGGTGAATGACAGTACAGGTAGTTTATTCAGCGGCATTAAAACAGCTATAGATACAAAAGTTGATGTAACAACTAAAATGCCAGATGTATCTGAAAACATGGGAAACACTCAGGTTTTAACAGAACAGACCACAAAAGCAATTGATGCAGCTAATATGACAAAGAATGGAGTAACAACTGCTTATAATTCCATGGGAACCACCGTAACCAGTAGTTTAACCAGTATGGTGAATAATGATAAATCCGCATGGCTTAAAATCAAAGGAAACACGGATAGTCAGTTAAACAGCATAAAGAACAGTACCAAACAAGTAACAGGGCAGATGATTTCTGCATGGGATACTATGAAAAATGGTATTGTGAACAGTGCTGAAAAAATCAGATCCCAAAGCTCCGGAAAAATCAGTAATTTAAGTGTCAATATCAGGACATTTTATGACCGTTTAACCCATCCCACCAAATGGTTTGCAGGACCTGGACCTACACATAGAAGGGTTATGTTTTCAACTAATTTTGCAGGTCCTGCAAGATCCTCTAAAGAGTTGCTTGACAGTTTCCTGATTAATGAATCACCATGTACTAACTGTTATGCTGGAGGATGGAGCTCCAGCACACCTAATAACAATAAAATACGTGATGAACTCTACAACTACAATGTTACCATGCCAGACCTTAATGGCTTGAAAGTGGGGGATTTCAGCAACACCACAAACCCTCTCTTGGGAAACATGAGATTATTCGAGGCTGTGGCAGAAAAACTAATTGCACCAACCAGCTACGACTTCTATTACAATGGACGCTATGGAAACCTTGAAGCCTTACAACGTGGTCGGTTCAATTGTTGGGATGGAGCCGAGATCATGGTGGGACTTGCAAATGCTATGGGAATACCAGCCCATATGATTCATGGCCGTTGGGGAAATATTGGGCACATGGCAGCAATGGTTGGGGGTAAGATATTTGATACTACTCAACGCCAGAATCGTGGGGTATGGAGAGGCTCACCAGGTGTTAGTTTTGCCGGTCCTGGACCTGTTGGCTATACTCGAGATGAAAACAGTGAAAATAAGGATTCTGTGGTTATAAGTGGTGAATTCACGATTGTCCATGATTTAAAGAATATACCTTCTGGTTTAGATGAATCATTAATTGCTGAACTTATAAATAACGCAGCAGATGATGAAAATTTCTTTAAAAAATTATTAAACAATCGTAATTTCCTTAATGCTTTGGTTAAAAACCTTAAAATAAGGGATAATCGAATTAATCGTGGAGGAGCAATAGCATGAGTGAATTTAAAATAAATCCTGGTAAAGCAACAGTTAAAGGAAACTTATTCAAAGGTGACCTCATCAATGATTCAACTATTACAAAGAATAATGCAAATGTGACTAAAGACAGGACACTCACTGTTGATGATAAAACTATTAAAACATTCTTAATTACTTACACTGCGTGATGACTATGGTTTCAGTATCAAAATACTCAACAACTCAGGTCCAAACTGCTTCAGGAGTACCATATAAAAATTGGGGTTCTCTTTATAGGTTAGAAGCAAATGATAACAGTGACGCTCGATGTGACGATATAGGCAGTGCCAGTGGTTCTTATAATCGACCAGGCCCACTTAAAGTAACAGGTTTTGGGTTTAATATTCCCAGTACTGCTCGTATTGATTCAATCGTAGTCACTTATGAACATTTTAAGATTAGTCATAGTAGTGCATCTGCTCATATGAGTATAGCAGCTCCTACACTGAGTCTGTACAATGTGGGAGCAGGTTCACAACTTGGTAACGCTCCACCTACAAGTAGGACAGCATATTCCAAAACATGGACTAGGTCTAGTACTTGGCAACCAACACCTGCAATGGTGAATAGTGGTAATTTTGGCGTAGGAATTAATTATCCAAAAAATACGAGTGGAAATCCTGGGGATTTGGCATTAGATTATATCTTAGTCACAGTTAATTACACTCTACCAACTTATAGTGTTGCTATGAGTACTCCTGCCTCAAAAGTACTTAGTGAACCTGTAACATTTGATATAACAGTTAATAATACAAATAATATTAATGCGAATGGTAATGCAACAGTTAACCTTAAAATTCCATCTGGCCTAGTTTATGCCACCCATAGTGGTCCAGGAACGTATAGTAATGGAGTTTGGAATGCTAAACTAACAAACAGTACAGCTAAACTTAGTATTACATTTAACACTGTAGCAGTGGGTTCACAAACATTAACAGCTACTGAGGCCAGCACAGGAGTTAATATTAGTCGAACTGTTGCGGTAGATAATCCAACATATGATTTAAGCAGCACACTTCCATCCTCAGTAGTTCAAGCAGCAACATTCACATATACTGTGAAAATAGAGGTTAATAGTAGTGCCATAACCAATGCGGATGTTAATATACCCTTTAATAATGGTTTGAGCTATATTAGTAGTAGTGGGGATGGAACATATGATCCTGGTACTGGTGTTTGGAATGCAGTATTCAGTAATCAGGAGGCCATATTAACTATAAATGCTGTTGCGGAGACTGTTGGGGAAATTAGTCAAACAATTACGCAAGGAACCAGTGCCACAATCACCAATATGGTTAATGTAATATCTTCTACTTTAACAACGACTTATAATGTAGTTGTACCCTTTTCTGAGGAGATATTATCTGAATTGGAAGATGGTAGGGAGTATATTGTTGCTTTTTATGCAGTTATAGTTGATTCTCAAAACCATGCCTATTTCTCTGGACCACTCAATAATCGGTTTTCTATAATACAAGGTACTGATGAAACCCTTTCAACTCAGATAAGCAACATAGGAGTCACTGAATTATTAACAGCACGATTCACATATCATGAAGGGATAAGTCATAGTTTCAAATTCTATGCAGGTTATGTTGGCTATTTCGAAACAGACATTGGAGTTGAATTCAGTCAAGAACCCACAATTGTACCTATTGAATACTTTGAAGGCTTTGAAGATCCAACGGAATTATTCAATGATAAAAACCTTCTACTTTCAAATAATGATTTTGCTGAATTAAATCTAGAATCGTTACAAAAAAGTGGATCGTATGTATTTGAGGATATTAACACAGCAGGATTAGAAACAGATGAAACAATTTTAGTAACTGGCTTCAAGATAACAGGGGACTGTATTCTCAGTGGAGATACTATAATCACAGCAGGGATATATTCATTAAAAGACGAGCTTCTTCAGGAATCTAGTCCACAATCATGTGTTTTAGATTCAGATACTACACAAATCAGTATAGGGGGCACTTACGATAATTGGGGATTAAATCTAAATCAGATCAATATTGCAGATCTAAGATTTTATCTGCAATTACAAAACATGACTACAGACTCATTGAACGTATTATTGAATAATTTAGAACTTACTATTTTTTACACTATAGATCAAACGGGTGGAGTCCCGGGTTTTACGATTGAAGGTACACATTCAAAGTTATTTAGTATTATGTTAGATGAGGATGGCATACCTCGTGGAGCAAACAATGATGTGAATTACTCTGATGTGACAGGTGCTGATGGAAAATATCCTACAAGAAGTAATATTAAAGAAAAAACAATTAAACTTAAATTCAATGTAATATCAGAAGCTTTAACTGAATCAGATAGTTTAATGGATAGAATAATCCAATGGATAAGTAATGAAAGGGATAAATATAATAAACCAATTTCTAAAGGAATTATATTTGATTTAGAACCATATAAACAATATAATTATATTCTTGAAAAACCGATTACAGCAGACCGTAACTTTGAAGATTTTGAATGTGAAGCGGAACTCATAATACCTGATGGAGTAGCAGAATCTGTTGATACTAAAATAACAGGTATGGTTGGAACTAATAATGGTTTAACTCGAGTATTCCCTGTGATAAAATTATTAACTACCGGTTCAGAGATTGTTATAACTGAATCCATTGAAAATCAGACCATGACGATACATTATGAATTCACAAGGGGCACAGCCCTAATTTATGATGCAAAAACAAAAAAAATCATAGATACAGACGGGAATGATTATACTGAATATATTGATATGAACTCAGACAGGTTAGTACTGAATAATCAATATAATTTTTCAAATACCACAGGTGCAACTATTCAATCAATAAGTTTCAAAGAGAGGTTTTAACTCATGGACATTGATATTCTTGTACTAAATAATGATGAAACCCTAATAGGATGGTTAAATCCAAGTTTAGTTGATATAACAGAGTACAATGATGATTCAGGGTTACAAAACATTAAATTAACCCATCCAGTTAATGATGACACCAAAAACGATTATGATTCCTGGCTCGAACATGGAAATAAAATCTGGATCAGTGAAACTGAAGACCTGAAATCATGTCTATATGTGATTAATGCTGAGAAAACAGTAGATCAAGATGACATCATTATAACTGCTGAGGAAGTACTAGTGGAACTAAATAACATGGAACCTATTGAGAATAGTGATGCAGATCCAATCACCATCAATTCAACTCAGTTAAACACTTGGTTTGGTGATCTATTTAATATTGAAACAATTGAAACTGGAAATAAATCGAATACTACTAGTTTCACAGGTACAATTAACCCCATGGCATTGCTCCGGCAGATTGAAAAGGATACTGGAAATTATTTCATAACAAGATACGAAAAAGGCACAGGTAGTAATGTCATACATCGATATCTTGATTTTAAACAATCACTTGGAGTTATTCATGATGTGCCGATTGAGATAGGGGAAAATACTGATAAAATAGAACTCGAAATTAATGAAGAGGACACTTACACTGCTATTGCACCTATTATTAAGTGTAGTGATAATGCAGTGACCACGGATACTGTAACTGCAGCTGAAATATTATCTAATTTTAAATCATTAGCTGTGAATATTGGGGATAATATCCCTATGATTATTGAAAAAAAAGAGGATGGAACAGAGGTAGTGACTGCTTATTGGAATGCTCCGTTTAAAAAGGATGCGGGCAGTTATAAAGTGTACAGTACAGATTACACTAAATCTAATTATACACATATAAGAAAAAAAGAAGCTTCATCCTCTGTTTTAAATAAAACAGGGAATATTGAAACAAGTGAAACAAATAAGTATGTGATTTATAATCTCTGTGCACTTGCCCTAATGGATAAACAAGACCCTGTTTTGAATATCACTGCAGAAGTAAAAGACCTTAGACGGTTACAAGGCATAGAATCTAGTTACTGTGCTGGGGATACAGTTTATGTTCGGTTGCCTCACCGTTCTGGACTTGTAGAATCAAAAGTAACAGATACTGAGAAAAATCCTCGATTAATTGGTGAATCTAAAATAACTATTGGTAATGATGTTACGCGTAGTTATCAAGCTCAGAATAGTATTGCAAGGTCCGGCATGGATACCGTTACCCTATCTAGTATTTACTCCGAATTAAGTACGTTAAAT